GGGATTGTTGGTCCGTCCCTTGATGATTCCTTTGTTTTTTCTCCCCTGTGCCAGTTCTTTGGTGTGGTAATAGTGTTTTTTTAATTTGACTTCATGCTTCGGGCTTTCCAGCACTTCAATGAAGTCGAGCAGCGGAGTCACTGCCTGTTCTTCATTGTTGGCACATATATCCACGTTGTATCGCGCTACCGGGTTGTATGGCGATATTACGCAACCGGATACAAAAGCAATGAATCCGTCCTTTCCGGTGCCACGAGCCACCATCGTGAGCAGTGTCTTCCATCGTGGATATCCTTCCGCATCGTAAGTACACAGCCACAGCGCGACGAGAAAAATTTCCCATGGAAGCAGGTCAAAAGGAAAATACCGTGCTATGCCAAGATACTTTCTCAGCCGCTCGGTATTTACTGTTAAATTTTCGGTCTCAAAGCATTTTCGGATGTGTGCGGCAAGTGCATGCTGCTCCGGACAGGCGCGCGGTGTGTTGGCTTCAACAAGTTCAATGTACTGCAGAATCTCTTCCGGGATTTCACAGTTCGTCTTCGTCATCGTCTGTCATCACCTTTGCAGATGCGCTCACGTCCTTAAATCCCAGCGTAGTGTATATGTTTTGCATCTGCCTGGATACCTGTACCAAAAGCGATACGCTCCGATTTTCAACATCCATGCCGCGTTTTTCATCATAAACAGTAATCCCACGTTCTGCCACATCGTCCTTCAGCTGCCGTGCTTGCGCCCAAAACTCCATGTACTGTTCCACTTGTTCTGTGTAAATGCTTTCAACCAGCCCTCTCGCTTCGAGGTTATCCAGCATCGATCGCCGCAGTTCTTTGTATGTTTTTGTTCTCCGCACATCAGCGGATTTTTTAATGTTTTCGGCTTTTTTCGGCACTTTTTCAACCTCCTTTGCATGTTTACATTCTCCGCGCGCGCGATACGCGCGTGCACGCGGGCGTGTGGATGCGATTTTCTCTGGAATGTCTTGGACCCATACGAGTAGAATTTTTTGAGGCGATGGCGTTTTTTCGTATGGGGGGGTTATTCCCATCTTTCCTCCGTTATTGGGCTTGATTTATCTTTTACTTTTTGCTGTAATGCTTCCGGATGCTCTTTTTCATGGCATCTCTTGCATATTGTAATTAACTGGCGTTCGCCAGTGGTTGGATCATACATCATATTCGCCAGTTCCGGTCTATCCTTCAAATGCTTTACATGATGCACTATATCTCCGCGCGAATATCTTCCTGCTGCTTTGCAATATTGGCACTCATTATGATCATATGCCCTCACTTGCGCTGTCAATCGCTTCCACTCTCCGCTGGCATAATATTCATGCTCTCGCCCTGCTGCAATTAATGCTATAAGTTCTTGCGTTGTGATCATTTGTATTACCTTTGATCAGGCAGTGTGACATGTACTGCACACTGCCTGACACTATCATTATACCACAGTTTGCCCCGTTTTTTTTATCACGTTTTTTGCAAGATTTTTGCATCGCTTTGTATATCTATTCCGCGCATATACGCATAATGCCTGAGTGCTTCTAACTTTTTTCGTATCAAATGTGACTCCGAATAATTTGTTTCCTGCATGAGCCGCGCCATCGTATAAGACCCGCCCATGTAGCAAGCCTGCACTACACGTCGCTCGATTGCCGGTAATTGTTCAACTGTCTCTTCTATAGCCGCCACTTTTGCAGTGATCTCCTTGATTTCTTTCTGAATTGCCTTCCGGCGAGGGTTATCAATAGCTTTAACAATCTTGTCTTCCTGCTTGTTGCCTCCGCCATGAGTCGGCACCGCATCTATAGTCGCTCCACGCGGAGAGTACAATTTAGCATTGATTCCTTCGAGTTCTAACTTCAAAGCCTTAATGCGCTGCCGATCTCGCGTTAATCCCTCCAGTTCTGCCGCTGCCAGCTTTGTGATTTTGCTCATACAATTTCACCTCCGTCAAAACGGTAATTCTTCATCGTCATCCAGCACTTCAAAATTGGGTGCCGCTTGCAATGTGTGGTCTTGTGTTTCTGGTGCCCCCTGCGGCTCCGTGCGTTCCGCCGCCTTACTGTCCACAAAATACGATTCATCCACCACGATTTCAGTGGCATAACGCTTCCCGCCGGTTTGGTTGTCTGCCCATGTCCGCGTCTGCAAGTGCCCGCAAATACAGATCGATGACCCTTTGTGGAAATATCGCGCTATAAACTCCGCTCGTTCCCTCCATGCAACGCAGTTAATAAAATCTGCCTGTGTCTGTGTCGGCTGCCCGTTCTCCGCCTTGGTCTGTGTCCTGCGGTTTACAGCCACCGAAAAACTCATCACCATAATTCCGCTTGGTGTTTGCTTCAATTCTGGTTCCGCCGTCAGGTGACCGCCAATAATCACTTTGTTTATGTTAAAGTTCGCCATTGCTTTTCCTTTTCTCCTTTGGCAAATTCAAATATAATTCAATCTCTTCCCGTGCTGTCTGCCAGCCATAGCAAAGCAGCGCACAGTATCCGGCGGCGTTAAGATAATCCTGCCATTCTCTCTGTTCCTTGCTGGGTTTTCCTCCGCCAACTTTCAGTTCAATCCAAAGCCCGTGATACCCCCCACGCGGTACCGGAAGCATGATGTCTGGCACACCCGGCTTTACTCCCTCCGCTTTCAATCGTACTGCTGTTATTCGATCACGCCTCCCGCCATTTGGAACATGAAACATATGGCGAAGTTCCGGATACACCCCCTCCATCAACTTCGCCCACTGAAACAACGCCGTCTGATGTTCTGATTCCAATTGCTTCACGATATCATCTCCTTGTCAATTTCTCCTGCGCCCAAAAAGCTTCGTATCCGCTCGATACATCCATATCGTGATAAAATGCGCATGCGGTATCGGTGTTTTATCCGTCACATCAATCCCACTTCGCGATGTTGGTTCCACTCTGGTCACAATCCATCCCGGATACAGTTGCTGCACATAATCCTGATCATCCGGATGTGTATCAATATACGCCGCATCTTTTGCTCTAATCCGATAATCATTCTGCCGATGCTCCGGCTGAACCAGATTCTTCGATCCGCTGTATGTACGATAGCCTACTTTTTCGCAATCCTCATCCTGACGATGCACGCCGGACTTCAAGCTGTATTTTACAAGTCCCTCAACCCCGTTCTCGTTGTACTCAATTCTGCGAGTATTGGCATATCCGTTACCCCAGATCGCTTCAAGCTCATCGCGGGACAGTTCGCAGGATATAAATGCATGGTGGTGATATCTTCCACCGACAGCACCTTTTTCAGTGACATACAGATATTTCGGTGCAGGAAGATTCTTTTTCTTGCATTTGGATTTCACGCGTCTGAAATAATTCTGGATTGCCTTTTGTGCATCTTCAGCGGATCCCGGCAATTTATCATCGCGATAGGAAAGCCGCATAAAATAATCTCCGTTTACAAAGTTTGCATGTACAAGGTCCGCGAAGTGATTCTGCCTTTTTCGTTCATTCAGCCTTGCTTGTACCTCTGATGTTGGTTGTGCTTTGCATCTTCTATGTCCGCGTGCAATCTTTCTCACTGGAAAGATTGCCACCCGTCCATAGTCTCCTGCGATTGTTACACTCTCACGATGCGGCATTATCCTGCTCCTCCTATCGTTGATTACTTACTACCCCATGCAAGCCCGCACGCGCTCCCATTGGAGCGCAGATCAGGCTTGCATATTTACTTCCTTATATATAGCAACAATAATTTGTTTTACCAATAATTTACAGTCTTACGGCATCCGCCGAATCCTCTGTAAATCTACGAATAATTCGCCAAGCCCATTTCACTTTTACGCCGTGCGCTTGTGCCTGTGATGCAACCGCTTCTGCAAAATCCGTAGAAGAGTCCTTGTATACCGCTTCAATAAATTCACGTTCCCTCTCGCACCCGATTGCATTGAATGTGCTATGCACCGCATTGATTAATGCCCGGTGCTGTGCATTGTTGATCCATCCAAGCTGCGCATCATCTTCGCGAAAATACGCTTGTGCCGCTTTCTTTATAATTGGTGTGTAAATGCTGGTTTTCATGTAACGGTATCACCTCCATCGTTTTCATCCAGCGTCTCGTAATAGATTGCCGCTACTTCGTTCGCACGGACGTACAGCGGTTTGTGTTTCGAGGCTCCAATCTCTTTGAATGTGCCAAGCCCAAAGATGATATCAACTACGCTATCCTCCGCTTTCAGCGTGTCGAAGGTGAATTCCTTGCCGCTTTTCAGAATTACTGTAAATCGGTTCATACTCTCACATCCTCTCCATAACCTTATCATTATCGATCCACGCAATCTCTCCGGTGCGTTCACGGAAGACGGTGGCATTTTCGCAAAGCAGCTCATCCCCGTCGGCGAGCGTCGATTTAGCGCAAGACATGTTGATCAGCCGCTTTGCCGTGCGCGCAAGCTCGGCAGTGATGTAGCCAGCCGCGAACCAGATGCAAGCGGCGGCGATCAGGGTGAGGGTGGTCATCGGTGATACACCTCCCCGATTTTGTACGCATCGTATTCCTCTGCGCTTACTTCGAACGTATACTCTACAACCTCGCCGTCCTTTTCGCCACGAATCGTGAAACTGTATGACGGCTGATAGCTGCGCATGTGCCCTCCGTTTTTGTCGGAACTGTAGTATGTTCCGCCCGCATCCATGTATTTGTCTACGATCACGCCGCTATCAATGCGGTTGGATTCGTTTTCGATGGCTCCTCCGATCGCAACGGTAATCGTCGCTATTACAATCGCGGTTAAAACAAACGCCGCGATGTGATGCCAGTGGTAATCCCACCACTCCAAGAATTCACTCAACACTTGCCTTCCTCCTTTCCGCCAGCGCGGCTTCGGCTTCTTCGCGGGTGAGGAAAACCAATGTGCCAAAGCATTCATCGTCAACAAGTCTCCCAATGTGGTATAAATCATTTATAAGGTAGTTTGCCGCCAATCCAAGAGCAGGAATCAGCCAGTCGATGCCGCTCGATTCTATGATTTTATCCATGGTTATCCCTCCATATCAATTCGCATCTGATCGCCTCCGCCGCCGCAAAGACACGGCATGCTTTCCATCGCGGCGCGGTAGAATCTTGTGTTCACTTCAAACCCGTAAGCATTTCTTTCAAGTTCATACGCTGCTTGCAGGGTGCTTCCGGAACCGGCAACCGGATCGATCACCACATCTCCGGGATCGGTGAAAATCTCAATCAGCCGTTTCAATACGTTTACCGGTTTCTGCGTCGGGTGAATTTTCGGATACTCATTGCCGTCGCGCTTCCACTCAATCCAGTCAAACACCATCTTTCCGGTGCCGCGAATTACCTTACCGTCAGCGTCATACTGCCGCCCGTTGTTGAATTTCGGAAGCTTGTCCCGGTAAAGCACTACTGCAAATTCGGTTGCGCCCACAATCTTCATGTTGGCTTTCAGCACTTGCGCAGAATAGTTCTTGATAAAAAACAACGGGTAAGAATTCATAAATCCGTATTTCCTTCCGTACTCAATCACAGTCGGAATCTGCTCAAAGGCGCAGAAGACAATCATTGCCGGTGCCTTTCCTTTTTCTTTCGGCTCCTTGATCAGAAGCTTGTTGCAAAAATGCATGTATTCCGCGATTTTGAAATCTCCATCCCCATTGAAGAACGCGGACTTTGCATGCTGACTTTCGCCGTTCTGGTTATCTCCGCCGTTGTACCACATGGGATTCGATGCATAGGCGTTCTCGCCGATGTTGTACGGAATATCCGCAATCACGAGTTGTGCCTTCTTTGGGATATTGTACCGTTTGAAATTCTGAAAATTATCGTGATAAAGCTGTACCTTGGTGCTCATTCGTTCATCCTCCATAATCCTTGAAATCCGTGCAGCTTTTGAATATCGCCCGATTGTTGCACCACCGCTGGAGCCGTTTGATTTCCTTCGGCGCGTTGGGCTTGTCGTACACCATCACATACGGATCGAAACCGAGATCGCGAAGCGTGTAGATGCGGTATAAGTTTTCCTCCATCGTTGATCCGAAGTTGGTCAGCGTGTACACCGTGCCAAAGCATCCGTGCATGCGATGCGCCGCGCGTTTGGCGTACTGTTTGAAGAATCGCGTTAAATCCTCGGATGGATTATCCCACGCAAAATGTATTTCCTTGAGCTTGATGCAGTTAATGAGGTCGATCACGTCGGAATTCATAAACCGAATATCAAGCCCTTGCGTGAAATCCACATAGGCTTTGCTTTCCACGAGCTGTTCAAGTAGTCTTATTCGTTCCCGGCACGCAAGCAAGTTCGGGTCGAGCAGCTTGATATGCTTCTGCCCGCGCCAGAATTCATCGAGGTCTGCGACCTTTTGACTGCATCTGCCCTCCTTCGGGGCGACAATGCAGAATTCGCACGCTCTTGGGCATCCTCGTGTGAGAAATCCATATGCGGTGTCCTTGGTCAGCTCCGGATATAAGTCGTAGTCGGGATAGATGTGCTCCACTTCCTCCGGCAGCTTGTTATCCAGCCCATACCCGGTTCCGCCTTTGATGATCTCATCCGCATTTGGAAACCAGTCGATATCCGGCGAATAGGTTTCATCGAACACTTTTGACTGATATACCCGATCATAATGATCGAGCGGGTTGCACCATTCGACGGTATCACCGAGGCTCTTGTGATACGCCGACAGCTTCATGAGTGGCAGATTCGGGAAGTTGTGGGAATCCACATCAATCAAACCAATTTTCACATTCACCCCTCCATCCACCAATATCGTTCCTTGAAATCATCCTCCGCAATGCAGCGGAGCCCGCTGACCATCACATGCGGCATGCTCATAAGCTCCTTGCGCGAAACCGGATGCTGTGCCATATACCACTTAATCGGATGGTACGTGCGGTTTCCAAGCGTAATCGCGTTCATGTTCGCAATAACCGCGTTCTCCGGCTTGTCGTTCGGCGGTGAATACCCGCAGAAGTCGCAGTAATCTTCCCGGCTTATGTAAACATGTCCTTCGTGCACCACTGTCGGCAAGCCGCGTTCAATCAGCCGGTACATTCTGGCAGGCGTTGTGCGCTCACTCTTCGCGAACAGGCAAATCAGTGTGTAAAGCTTTCCATTTCGGATTATTTCTCGTTGGTACATCAGGTCTCCTCCATGTTAATCGGCGTGCCTACTGTTCCGACGCTTTCGCTGCTCCCCGTTGCCCGGAACGATTCGCCGGGCATAGGGTACATGAATCGGAACATGAGATAGTTCGCCGCATCCACAAGATGCTCGGTGTTGTGGTCGCGTTTGAACGCTTCGAGGCAGAGTTCTGCGGTCGCAAGGGCGTCAACACGCCCGGTCGCGAAGTTGTCCCGAGCCGCCCCATACTTATAGTGCGATACCTCCACGCGGTTCTGGCGGAGTTTGTCGAATTCTACGCTGTAATCAATCATCCCTTACACCCCATCTTTCCTTCCGGGCAATGCCCTCTCACACAACCGGGACCAGCCTTTGCGAAAATCTCCGGCGCAACCTCCTTGCACAGCCGCAGCATTTCATCGGCGACCGCGCGAATCTCCCACTGCGCACGCTTACAGCAGCGAAGCGAGAAGAAATGCAGCAGCTCTCGAGCGTTCATCGTGACAATCATGCGCGTCTCGCAGGCGTTCGGCAGGACGAACCGGGCATCTTCGGCGGGAATGCCCGCCTCTCGCATGAGGTTGTAATATTCTCTTGACAATCGCATAAATTTGTGATAAAATTCATTTACATCATCATTATCCGCAATGCTCGGAGGCGTTACATACGCGAAGTGATCCATCTCAACATATCTCTGCGACTGCACCGAGAATGACGCGATCCGGTGCCGTGTGATCTGCGCCAGCATCGCACGGGATACGCCCTCGATGCCGAACGTGAAGCTGACATGCTCGAACGGCGACTGATGCGCCTCCGGGAGCTTGTCGATGAATTCCGCCGCCTTGTTCGCTTCGATAGCGGCAAGGTCGGCGATGCTCGCCGCGCTGTAGCACAGCTTCGCCGATGCGGCGACCAGCTGCTCCGGGGCGGGCGTGTGAGCTAACAGTTGTACGTTCATGTGTTTTCTCCTTCCTCCTTCGGCGGTTCCGGCAACGGCATCCAGTGGGTGACACGAACGCCTGCGCTTTCATGCTGGAAGTGTGGATTTCTGTCGTGCGCATAGTATTCAAGCACACC